AACCTAACGCATTGTTTGTTAATATTGATTTAGCAGTTTTAGCAGCACCGATGATTGATTCAACTTTTTGTTTAGCAGTTTGTGCAGTTGCGACACTACTAAGCACTCCCGCTGCTCGAGAAAATGGTGAGCTTAACGCATTAGCTCCGGCAGCAGACGGTATTGTAGAAATATAATCTGATGCCGCATCGAGTGTTACTGAAAAATTAGTTAATACCACAGGAACATTTTTAAAAACATACTCACCATATCCGTTCAATGCAAGTATAACTGGCGGATTACCTGCAGGTGTTGAATCACCTGTAAACATTTTTGAAGCAGATCTTAAAAAATGCACTGTTGCGATCCAGTATTGAGCTTCTGCTGAATTTTCAACTAAGAATGGCGCAGTAATTGTTATCTGATCCGGGGCGCTACTTTGATAGGCTTGGAATGGATAGTTGTTATGTACTGGAGTAATTGGATCATACTTTGCAGAACCTCCAATATTAATCGACGGAGTATAAGGAAACACTAGGCCGCCGGCTTCTTTTAAAGGTTTGAATACTGGACTTGAATCAAATATTGTTCCGCCTGGTACTGTTAATCGAACACGCCAATCCGAATTTGCATCTGCACCACCAAAGGTTGCAGCCGAGCGAACAATATTTCCTATTGGATTTCCGCCAGGCGGTAATGCTTTGCTTCGTAATGAACTAAGCAGTTTAGCCGGATTAGATAAATTAGTAAGAAACGCCCCTGCTTGCTGCCCAGCATTAATTAGCGCCGAGCTTGGATCAGATCCTGCTTGTTGCGTAAAACTAGATATCGATGATGCTACTGAGTCAAATGGATTTGCCATTTTTGGTTCTCCTGATACTCTATTTATTTGACTTTATTAAGTACGTAGTTTATAATGTTACATGAGGACTCACAATAAATGACAAAAGTTAATTACCTAAACAACAAAGACATATTAGAAGAGATACATCGTTCAAAAAACACCTACTCAAGCTACGTTAAATCAGAGTATAGTCGCTATGATCTTATATTACCCAGCGTTGATAAAATCAATATTCGAACTATTGCCGAAGCTAAACGTGCCCAGGCAAAACGGCTAGGGCAAGAAGAATATCAAAGACGTAAGGCACTCGGTGAAAAAGTCAAACAAGCTGATTGCGAAGTAGATTATAAAAAGATACCTAAAACAGGTGTAGTTTTTAGAATTATGACTTTTGATCATGTACCCTTAAACAACACTAGAAAACGTAATCCAAAGACTACAGCAGATCATCGAGACAAAGTAAACTTTCCTCCTTACCAACATTGGAAGTTTGACGAGAATGATGAACTTGTTTGTGTTGGTAAGAGTCATTGGAAAGGTGATCTAGTCAAAGGAAAATTTAGTAAGGATCACGGGCAAATTACAAATAATCTAGCACGTATGTATATTAAGCTCTGTGAGCGGTATGCTACCCGTGGCAATGTTCGCGGTTATACCTATAACGACGAAATGAAGGGACAAGCTATTCTGCAATTAACACAGATTGGCTTACAATTTGACGAATCGAAGTCAGATAATCCATTTGCCTATTATACAGCCGCAGTTACTAACAGTTTCGTTAGAGTTATTAACATAGAAAAACGTAATCAAACTATACGAGATGACATTTTAGAAATCAATGGTATGAATCCTAGCTACTCAAGAACAAGTTCAGGGGAGCATGCCGCAGCAGTTAAACGATTTGACGAAGGTAGTGAATGAATTTATTTAAAAAAGTTGCTTGTTTTACAGACATACACTTTGGCTTAAAATCAAATAGTCATACACATAATCAAGATTGTGAAGATTTTGTCGATTGGTATATTGCGAAAGCCAAAGAGCAAGGGTGTGATGTTGGTATATTCTTAGGCGATTGGCATCATAATCGCAATACTCTAAACATTACTACCATGGATTATAGCCTTAGAGCACTAGAAAAGCTAGGTCAAGCGTTTGATCAGTTCTACTTCTTTCCAGGTAATCATGATCTATACTATAAAGATAAGCGTGATATTCACTCAGTAGAGTTTGGTAAGTATATTCCAGGTATAGAAGTAGTACACAAACCCACAGTTATAGGCGATGTTCTCCTATGTCCCTGGTTAGTCGGCGACGAATGGAAGACTATCAATAAGATCAAAGCAAGATACGTGTTTGGTCACTTTGAATTACCTAAGTTTTTTATGAACGCTATGATACAAATGCCCGATCATGGCGAGTTACAAGTAGATGCCTTCAAAGGATTCGAGTTAGGCTTTAGCGGACACTTTCATAAGCGTCAACAAAACGAAAATATGATCTACATTGGTAACGCATTTCCGCACAATTACTCAGATGCATGGGACGACGATCGTGGTATGATGATTATGGAGTGGGGCGGTAAACCCGAGTATCATACATGGGACCAGCAACCGGTATTCAGAACTGTTAAACTAAGCCAACTTATTGACGAAGCAGATACTCTGATTAAACCTAAATCACATCTTCGAGTTGCTTTAGATATTGATATTAGCTACGAAGAAGCTAGCTTTATCAAAGAAAACTTCATGGCAAATTACGATATTCGTGAACTTACACTAATACCGGAAAAGAAAGAAGTTGAAATTAACACTGACATTGATATTCAAACTTTTGAAAGTGTCGATCAGATCGTTGCCAGTCAGCTTGTGAGTATACAAAGTGACACGTATAATACTAATACCCTATTGGCCATTTATAATAGTTTATGATTAAAATAAAAGATTTAACTGTACGTAATTTTATGAGTGTGGGCAACCAAACTCAAGCTGTGGACTTTTGTCGAGAACAAATGACCTTAGTACTAGGTGAAAACTTAGACCAAGGTGGAGATGACAGTGGTTCACGCAACGGCACAGGCAAAACAACTATTGTAAATGCGTTAAGCTATGCGTTGTTTGGCAATGCCCTTACAAATATTAAAAAAGATAATCTAATTAATAAAATCAATAACAAAGGTATGTTAGTCACACTATCTTTTGAAAAAGACGGCGTAGATTATCGCATTGAGCGCGGTAGAAAGCCCAGTGTAATGAAGTTCTTTGTTAACGATCAGGAACAAACTTCAGAAGAAACTGATGATAGTCAAGGCGATCTAAGAGAAACACAAAAAGATCTTGATGAGATTTTAGGCATGAGTCACGATATGTTTAAACATATTGTAGCATTAAACACCTACACAGACCCGTTCTTGTCTATGAAGGCTGGTGAGCAACGTGAGATTATTGAGCAGTTATTAGGTATTACCTTGCTTTCAGAGAAAGCAGAAGCTCTCAAAGAGCTTATTCGTATTACTAAAGATGAAATAACACAAGAATCAGCTAATATCGAAGCAGCAAAAAAATCTAACGAAAAGATACAACAAAGTATTGAAGCATTAGAACGTAGACAAGTGTTATGGCAGACTAAAAAAGAAGAAGATAGTACTAAACTGCTTAATCAGTTGTACGAATTACAAAAGATTGATATTGTAGCAGAACTACAGGCGCATAAAGACCTTACTGCGTATAATCAAAAGCGTAAAGACATTGCAGAAATTAATACGCTAATTGCTAGATCAGACGCTGATCTAAGTAGAGAGACAACTACACATAAAAAGGTTGAAAAAGAATTAAAAGCTCTTGAAGAACACAAATGTCATAGTTGCGGACAAGACCTACACGACGAGAAACACGAAGAACTGTTAGCAACAAAACAAAAAGCATTAGAAGATGCAGTTGCAAATATTAACGAGTATAACGATCGTATCACTCAACTCAAAGAAGCATTAGTCGAACTTGGGGATGTAGGAGTACGGCCTGAGGTATTTTACGATAAAGAAGAAGATGCGATACACCATAAGTCAACTTTAACTAGTCTAGAGCAACTAATTGCTTCTAAGAACAATGAAGTTGATCCGTATACTGAACAGATTGAAGAGATTAGACAAACTGCACTACAAGAGATATCTTGGGATCGTGTTAATGAACTAACAAGTTTAAAGGACCATCAAGAGTTTTTAGCAAAGCTACTAACTAGCAAGGATAGTTTTATCCGTAAAAAGATTATTGATCAAAACTTGGCATATCTAAACAATAGATTAACTTATTATCTTGATCGTATGGGGTTACCGCACACAGTAACTTTCTTAAACGATTTAAATGTTGAAATTACTCAATTAGGACAAGATTTAGATTTTGATAATTTATCTAGAGGTGAACGAAACAGACTCATCTTAGGATTGTCATGGGCATTCCGTGACGTGTGGGAAAGTTTGTATCAGAATATTAACTTATTGTTCATTGACGAACTTATTGACAACGGATTAGATGCTAACGGTGTTGAAAATGCCCTAGCTGTACTTAAAAAGATGGCACGTGAACGTAAGAAAAACATTTATTTGATCTCGCACAAAGATGAATTAATAGGCCGTGTTAATAATGTACTTAAGGTTATTAAAGAAAACGGCTTTACAAGTTACGAAAATGATCTCGAAATAGCAGATGAACAGCAAACATGATGAAATAATGCGTGAATTTCGTACCTACTTTGAAGCAAACCAGAAGTGGGAAAACGAAAAAACTAAGGTTTCCGCTATTAGATTACGGAAGTCATTGGTGCGTATTAGAGATTTATGCATAGATCAGCGTATGTTAGTACGCGAATGGGCTGTGATTAAAGAAGCAGAATTAGCAGAAAAAGAAGCATTAAGGCAAATCCAGAAGAGGCAGAAGGCAGAGGAGGGCGGCGATAACTAAGTTTCATGACATGGTACTTCCAGAATGAAATTGTAGAATCACTGCCCGAAGAGTGTGTAGGCTTTGTATATTTGATTACAAATATCGTTTCAGGCAGAAAATACATAGGCAAGAAGCTAGCTAAGTTCAGTAAAACTACCTATAAAGTAGTAAAATTAAAAAACGGAACTAAGAAAAAGAAGAAAATTCGCAGCAAAATTGACAGTGATTGGCGCGAATACTATGGCTCAAACACAGAATTAAGCAAAGACGTAGACACACT